ACTTCAGTATTGCGATTTGTAATCGCCGATTTGCGAGCACGATGTTGCATGTGCGAACTCTTACTTCGATTTAAGAGTGCTCCAGTATAAGCATCACGTTCCAACGTAGGAATTTCGATAACAACTTTTCGTTTGCGGGGCATTAGGGTATGAATTAAAGGGTTGCAATTGCTCTGAAATCACGAAGTGAAGGAACCATCGCCGTATTCGAAGATGCTAAGACAATCTTTACCGCAAAGGCGTTGAATTCGGTTGCACTTTGAAGAGTGTAATGAATTTCATTGTAATCGGCGTCATCAGTAGATACAGGAATTGATACAGGCGAGGAAGCCATAAGTGTCCATGGGAGGTTAAAGAATGGAGTTGTATCATCGGTCTTTACTTTCGCGTACACATACACATTTGCTTCAGCGCTAGGACGATTTACCGAAACGTAAATATCTAATTGATCCGAAACATCGTTGAGATCAACTCGTTTGGTGATATATCGCGCCATAGCCGCACCGCCGTCCATAGTTGCTTCATTTGTTATGTCGGCATTGATGAGGTTTTGAATCCCCAAAAGCGATACACGATCAAGATCAATTACCGGTGTGATGAAAGGACTGGTTGTGGACAATACAGCAAACATATTCATAACATCATCATGTTCGACCCGAAGTCGAGTTGGCAACGAATAATTTTCAATTGTATTAACGTCGTATGTGTCATTTCCAAATTGAAGCGCGTACCGAATTCGCGTACCAGGCACCACTAAATCTTGAGCGTTCAACATAAATGTGGAAAACTCCATGACACTATATTGACCGGTTTCAGGAATAACGTGTTTGAATTCAACTAAATTCAATTCGTCAACAGGAAATACCGCGCGATTTAGAGTGAATTTGAAGTCGCGGTTTTGATCGGGAGTCCATGTTGATGCATTTTGACTCTTAAACATGACACCCGAATATGGATTCTTAGAAATCTTTTCACCGGTTGTTACGTCAAGGCCATTCATTTCAGACACCCAAAGACGATACGCCGAATCATTTGACATTACGACAAGTGCGTATTCAACTCCGGGTTGAAGATAAATTGGATCACTAAACTCGAAATTAGTAGGAAGAGTTGCGCCTGTAGCATCAACGGCAACGTCAATACTATCTTTGACTACTGAGGAGAATGGAATAATGTTTTGCGTTGGAACTCCATTCTCAACTGAAACGATATGTACAGATACGGGAATGCTTCGTTGTGAAATAGCTTGGAAATACAAATCAACTGACGTGACAAAACACCCGGTTTCGATATTGCCAATGATGAATGATTGAGCTAATGGATCGCGATGGCGCACACGTGTCGTGGTAACAACGCGCGAGTCAGTAACACGTTCAGTCACGATTTGTGGAGTTCGGGTCGATAGAATAGTCGCCTGTTTCGATTCGACCAACCCAATAGCGTTGTAAATTGTTGACGATGTTGTGGTTGACTCGGCGTCATCATTATTGGAAGAATCGGTGAATTTTATAGTTCGATCACCTGTTCTAAATCGAAGAGCGGAAGTATTTGGAATGACAAAGAATCCGGTGATTGAACCCGTAGCTGATGTGATCAATGACAATGGCGATTCAAGTCCCGGAATATCAACAGAAGGTTCATCTTCATAGGTCAATACGTCTGTGCTTTCGACGTATGACACGTATTCATTGGTTGGAATCATTGTTGCGTATTCCGTAATGTTTACGTTATCAATGAATACAAAAAGCTTGGTGTTTGGCTTGAATAATTTGCCCTTGAAATATACTTTACGCGAACGTATAAATGGAATGAAACTCACATCAAGAATACGATCACCCAAATTTTGTTCAATATCCGTAAATGACATGCGTGTCATTAAACCTTCACGAATGCTCGCAGTAGTTGTAGATGTAGTAGTTGCAGTTCGTCTATTTCTACCCGTAGCATTTCCTGCCGTACTTGCTTGACTCGTCCATGCTATGGTCCATTCATTCCAAACGGTTCCTAACACATTAGTGCGATCCACAAGGTTTGCAATCGAATCATAAATTCCGCGTTCGTTGACGATAAGATCGGGCGCACGAGTAACGGATTTCCATTCGTCGGAACTTGGTGACAATTCCATAACACCATCCCACGAAGCTACGTCATAAGGATTGACACTTTCATGAGTGCTGGCGTAGACTTGCGTGATTAGTGGAGTTTCGGTAAACGGAAGCGTAACGGTGTTTGTATTTTTTCCCATTACGCTATTAAGAATAAGTCGAGCCGAATACGACAAATACATTGGGCGCAGTGCACCGGCCGTTGTATTCATTGAACACGCATAGGAATGATTGGTGACATCACCAACACCATGACCAATAAAGGCATCAACCAAAATACCATTCTTGAAACGATCCATGGCCAACGTATCATCTAAAATGAGTGTACTGGATGCATCCTTTTCAAGAAGTGAAAGGGATGTGTAATACTCAAGATTCGTCAATCGTTTTTCAAAGCGACCAATATCGCGCATAGTATACCGACGATTATCGATATACCGAATAACCACGTCTGCCGCGGAAAAAGTATATGCGGGAATTTCGAGATTGTATAACGCCATAGCACCCCCGGGAGTCGGAGGCGAATTTGGTTGAGCGGCCGGAATTCCTTCGGCAATACTAAAAGTACCAACGTTGTTAACAACTACGGAATCAATCCGAGGAAGATAGTAGGTGCAATCAAGAGTAATAACGCTATTGGGATCAACCGGATACGTTGCGGTTCCAGATTCCAGAATTGGTCGAAAATCAATAACATCACTTAGACGCATTCCATTGTACTTTGGAATGTCTTGATATTCAATTCCCGAATCTTTGTACGAATCTACCGAGAAATAAAGACCATTTCCACCATGTGCAAAATACGTATAGTCAATAGTTAGAGGCCCTTCATTTGCGCCAGTTTTTGGAGTCAAACTGCCAAAAGTGTAGAATGAATCACGTTGTCCATTGTTGAGGAAATAATCACCGACGAGATTTGTGACCTTTTCAGTATCGGCCGCAGCATATACACCCGTAATTTCAACAATATCCCCATTGACCAATGGGTCATCTGTTGATGTTAAGGCTTCATCTTCAACGACTGTGAGTGTTTTAGTTTTTGGATCTACGTCATTCCAATTTACTGTAACTAGCGCGGTAAGGTGTTCACTGGAAAGTGAAACATTTGTTGTGTTAAACGTAACAGTAATTGAATTAACACCCACCGCGGATAGTGATGAACCATAAAACGCGCCGATCCCATCAATAAGAATGAGATAATTGGATGCCGTATCATCGACAAAAATGCTACCCATAGGCGCAGCGAGAACAACTGAATAGTCGAAATTGCCTTCAGAGTCGTAATCGTCGTGCATGTTTAGCAATACCCGCGTACGAAGAGAAATGTTGGGCGCAAAATCGCCATCGGTGATAACATTTTTCACCGTATTGAATGGAATCGGGAAAATCGCGGTATCCAGATTTCCTTCAAAAATCGGTGAATTGAGAGCAACGGTTGCCGAATCACCCGAATCGGGGTTTTTCTTGAAAATGAACGCTTTACCCGAACCTCCGGACTTGGGCCGAAGATACGTAGCGTCGGTTACATTCAATCCGGGACTTGCGAGAATAACATTGTAAATGTATAAGCGCCACAAACCCGTTGGAACACTTGACGCTAAGTATTCAAGTCCGCGAATTCGGCATTCGCCAATTGTAGCGGCTGCCGCATCTGGATCATTACCCGAGAATAATTCGTACACCGCCGTTTGATCAGAAGGATCAGGGAATTCTTCCGAATGCGCATGCGGGTGACCTTCAATGTAACTACCTTGTTGCGCCGAAAGATTAACATCCGTGACAGTTTTAGTCGTTCGGGCTTTGGTGCCCGTGAGATCGATTTTTTCGTTAAGCGCAATACGGTATCCGTCAACATACGCTACAGAAGGTTCAACTCCAACGACTAATTGTGATTGCGCCGTGAGGATGCTATCAGGATTTTGGAACAACGCCTCGGCGGTGTATTTGCCACGATTTTCACCATCATCGAACATTTCATGCACATCTAAAATAAATGGACGAACTGTGTAGTTACCCGATTCTTCAGATGTGCGTTGCGCCATGATACGATCAAGATTTGAATACTCGGTGCGCGCAACTCGAGGAACAGTACTTTCCGCAACGGTGACGAGTTTAACATAATCAGATACGTCCAAAGCTATAGGCAAAAGATGATCTTGCGTTACGAAAGTGTTAGTACTGGCATCAACCCATGCTAGTTCAAGATCAATGGCATATCGGTGAGCACCTGGCGCAGCATAATTGGGTGCTCCATTGGCGTTATCAAGTAAGCTGGTGTCGTCGGTCGACGTAACGTATTTCGTATCAGTAATGATAAACGCTGCGTATCCATTGAGTTCGTCCATGATTGGAACCCAATATGGTGGAGGTGACGAATACGTGTGATCAATGTAAAGGTGTTGTTCAGCATTAACAACAAAACATCCCTTGATGAAATAAACGCCCTTGGGAACATGAAGAGCAAATGCGTATCCCATTTCGCTAACAAGACCAAAGTACGCGCTCGAATATGAAATAGTGCCATCATTCGGATCCGTTAACCAATATGAAAGGCTTTCGCCTCCGACGAAGGTATTTTGAGTTGTGTCCGAAACTATGGTTGAACTGGTGTATTGAACATAAACTCGCCAAGTGTTTAGAATAGAAGTATGCGGACGGTAATAGAGAACCTTGGCGTTGAGTGTCGAAAACGAATCGTCTTCGTTTGTCCATGCCAATTGCGCAAGATGCGGTAGTTCGGCTATACGATCAGGATCCGTAACCAGCAGGTCAATCCACGAAACCATTTTATCAAATGTGCACAATCCATCAACCACTGCCGTTCCGTCAATGTAAACACTGCGCCCGAATTTTTCAATTTGTGACTGAAGAATTGTTTGTAATTGTGTCAATTCTCGCGCCTGGACGCTATACCCCGGGCGAAAGAGAATGCGCAAATAATTTTTGGCTTCATTGCCTGACGAAACAAAATCGTCATAATACGGAGCTTGTGATTGAACGGAAAGAGACATAGGAATTAGAATTGACTGACAAGTTTGATTTCTTCGGTTTGTGCAGCATCGCGAGATATTTTAGCTCGATTTTCAAGGAAGAGCACTTCACCACTATCATAGACGTATTCAGCATCACCAACACCGGTAAATTCAACTTCACCAAAGATGGCGCCACCTTCCGCCGCATAAACCGTTAACACTCCGCCGCCCGAGGCGAATGGCTTTATGTTGATTGTGTTTGCGTTGTTTTGGTGATAATACATTCTGTATTCAGTACCTCCAACGGTTTCTACGCCATCGTAGAACGCCATTGCAGGTTCGTCACCTTCTTCGGCAGTTCCCACAATGATACTTCCGTTTTCGGCTGTACACGCCGAACCATCAGCGGTTAATATAATGTATCGCAAAGTGTCAAGTGATGATAGATCGTTGTCTTCGCCATTACTTCCGGGCGCCTTGATCAATGAAATTTGACGATAGGATGACAATGATGCATCACCTCCCATAGTGTTAGCAATGTTTGCGCCAACACCCGCAAACCATGTTGGTAATGCGTTTTCAGGATTTTCACCAAACCCAGCAATAGGAGTTAGTGAAGGGATAATTTGCGCGTTAACGACTTCACCTTCCGATGTTCGGGTTACATCATTTTCGTAAACCGTAACCGATGCACTAGAATACCCGTAAGGAATACTTACTGGATTCGAAACGCTGGTGATGACACCATTGACAACGGTTTTTATTAAAACTAGATCATCACCTCCCGCGCCGACTAACGTGACAACCGCCGAATTGGTGTAATTGGTGCCTCCATTGGCAATGTTATACGTGTAAACGGCGCCCTTAGTAGCAGCCGCAATCGTAACGCCATCGCCAATACGCGAATCTTTAACAACCGCCGTGAATTGTGTAGTGTCAAATGGCGAAGCCGGTTCAATTCGAGTTACGAGAACCCATGTATAATTGTCCGCAAACGCGTGAAAATCATAATCTGCGGCAGTCGGCGCATTAGATGTAGCAGTGCCCGGTGAAACCAAACAAAGATAAACGTAACCATTATTGATAGCATAACATGGAAGTGAATCGTTCGTTGCGTAAAAACAATTGGCATCATTTTGATCGTAGGCTTTATACACTTCACCTTCCAACCAATAGACGCAAGGAATAATCCGGCGGATGTCACTACCATCCACTTTGATCAAAGCCGATAAATTGCGCAAAGCTTCAATACTTTCTGCAATTGTTCCATCAGGAACGGTAGCAGTGTCGGAATTGTAATAGGGATCGGACTTACCAATACCGACGTAGACGTCATCATCCGCGATAATGGAATCTATGAATTGTTGGGTGGTATTACGACGAAAGGAATCGGAGATAATAGAGGACATAGAGGTGGTAGTGATTGTATTTATCTATCGGTGTATGAAAATTTCTTAAACTATTGTTTCGCCAGAACCGACGACCCAATCTCCAACGAGAGGTTCTTCATCTTCGGTTGAACCCATTGTCCAGTCTTCATTTACAAGACCAAGTTCGTCAAAATCATATGAACCATTTATCCAAATGACGTCAATATCAAGAATGACTGCTGTAATACTCGAAATGTTCAAAAACTTGCGGGTATTGTCTGCGCGGTATTCTTCAATGGCATCTTCAATTGTGAAATCTTGACAAAGACTCATCGAACCACAATCAAAGAATTTGATGGATTGCTGAAATTCATTACGAACCAGCGCATCCCGGCACAAGAGTTGGGGGCCAATCAACATATTGATAGCAAGTAAAACTGTACGTATATAGTTGACGTTGTTCGACATGCCATCAGGCGCCCAGTATATCGCATTAGCGAAGAATCGGCGTATACGATAATTGTTGGCCAACCAGCCGGGTTGATACTTTGGAAGATGATAACCAATTTGAACTTCGCCTTCTTTACTTAAAGTGTGCCATGTTGGAATGAGTTTCGTCAACCAACTATGATCCGTCATTGGATCTTCGACGAAAAAATCTAACTCTTCATTCCATTGATTGGTGCGCGAGAGTTGAATGATCAGAGCCACAAATAATTTCAATCCGGCGGGGTGAACTAGTTTTGAATATGAATCAATCCATGAACCAATGCCCAATGCTGATCGAATTTCATATGAAAATTCTTGCCAATAATAACTATCGCGAATTTTATCTTGGTCTGAAGGAAATCCGCGACGATCACGATATTCGGTGGTTTCCCAATCACCCGAACTTGGAATGAAAAGGAATTTTCGAGGATAAAAGATTTCAATTAGTTCATTAAAGAAAATGCGGAAAAATACTACAGCGCTTTCTTCGGTTCCTCGAGTATTGTAATAACGAATGATTTTTTTGTAAAGAGATACACGATCAATAACCTGTGAATTTGGAACACCTTTAGCGATTTCGCCTTGAATAGCATCAAGATATTTTAACGATGTAATATCAATATCATGTTCAGACGTTATTGAAGCAATTTCGTGTGAAGGTAAACCATCTGTGTTTAGAAATCTGTAATACTCCTCAAGGAAACCAATAAGATTCGCCGCCGTTTCGCGCATGGCTGACGGAATAAGATCAGCCACATTTGGCGTTTCAAAATCGCGAGATTGTCGTGAATTGGCAGTGCAGAGTATCATTATGCGTTACGGAAGAAGTTACTAGGAACTTTATTGGCCGCTGAATTCGTTTCAGCTTGTCCAGAAATAGTTGTCTTTCCTGAATCGAAAATCAGAAGTTGATTTCGTAATGGAGTCACATCATCCGATGCCGCCACTGTCGAAAGTTGAACAATCGTGTCTTCGTCGATTTCGAAGGCGTTAAAATCTAAAATACCGAGCGTTGGATCTAACGTTCCAATGTTCGAATCAATCGTAACGTGAATATCATTGTCGATTCGATAGGTGTAAAGTTGACGAAGCGTTGTGCTTCCATAGATTGGTTTGTCGCCAATAAATGTACGTTCGCCGTGTTGAAGTAATCCGGCGCCAAGGTGTGAAATCATTGATTCCTCTTGGTCTATCGCGCCACTCAATTGTAACCCAAAGTTCACGGTGACTTTAGTCGAAAGCGTTGAACTAAACGCCTGTTCTTTCATAATCATAACTCGAGCCAACGAATTATTGATCGCTAGATTCGAATTATCGATGGCGCTTAATAGTTTCGAAAATCGAAATACGCCACCAAATGATTGCAGAAAATCTGAATTGAATTTCACAATGGCCGAACGCACAACTGATCGAAGTTCACCTACCGATAGTGTAGTTTTAGTAGGATCATAATTAAAAACGACATCGAATAACAAATACAGGTATTCTGGATCAACCAATTCAACACCAATCGTCAAAACTTTCTTTCGTTCTAAAAGAGTCAAAATGTCTGTCTTTTGTTGATCAGTCAAATACGCACTACCCGTTGGTTTGATGGAAAGATACACCTTGCCATATTGTGGAGTTGGATTATTTTCACCACCCCAAACAGAAAGCGCTTCAATATAAGAAAACGTACTACGAAGTATAGCGGAATAATCGTCAACCGTAATAGCTCGATTTTGCGCTACAAACGATAGGGGCGCATTGAATTTAATGCTATCAACTGTTTCGCGATCTGATCCTCCACTCGCCGCCGATGTTGCAACGACAACTGGGTTTAGGCCAAACACATTGGGAGCAATTTCAGCAGTACCGGCGTATGAGAAAATCTGAGCACCATTTACGGCAGTTGAATTAGTTCGAACATATTCCAATTCGACAACACTCATGATATGAGGACGTTTGCCGAAAACATTATCGCCGAACGAAATTTCGTATTTTCCGGCATGATTTTCGTAAAGGAAGTAAATCGGTGAAGTTCCATCAATGTTCCAGAAATCACTGAACAGAGTATATCGCTCAAGTATGGCCGATGTGGCACTAGTGTAAACACTTACACGCAGATCACTCAAGTCATTATTTTCTGCATCAAGAGTAAAGATTTGCCGAGTGTTAGTTTTGTTACATAAATACCGCGCCCGTCGAAGAGAACCTTGGACGATTACTAAATCGGTGAAAACGAAAGTGTTTGACGCCGATCGTGGAACTGTTATAGAATCTTCAAGGAAGAACAAATAAGTTATGCCATTCAAAACCGTTTTGAATTCTGTGCCGCGTTCAAGAGTCAATGAATCGTAACCTTCTTCAAAATCACCTCGGGCTTGGAACGTAGCGTTGATAGTCGCTCTAGCGGCTACACAACTACGAGGCGTATATCCTAACAATTTGCCGGCAGAAACCACGTTGGCTCGAATTTGCGCACTATCTAAAAAACTTTCGTTAATAGACATGTGCGCCAAAACGGCATTGTAGTGTGTATTGTACGCTAAAACGTCCAATAGCAAATTGAGTCCCGAACCGTCAAAATCCCAATCTTTGAATGGCGAATCCGCTCGCTTAAAATAGGCCTTAAGATTCGACTTGATGGGATCGAAGTCTAATTCAGTGACGTTGAGTTGTTGTCCTACTTTTAACATGTGAGTATGAGTTAACGAATGCGGGTTAAGTAAAATGAAACCTCCGTAGGAGATTCGGGCGAAAAGGTGACGCGAAATGTGATTGTGACTAAATACGCATTACGTTCTGAATCATCAACAACTTGTACAACAATGTCGGTGACTCGCGATTCATGCGTCAACAAGACGTGTTCAATTTCTTGTTGTAACGACATAGCAGTAAAAATGTTGACATTTTCAAATAACAAACGCGAAATGTTTGTACCAATTTCGGGATGAAACATTCTATCGCGGTATGACGTCAACACTAAATTTCGTACAGATGACTTGACCGCATCGATGTCTGTAACCGGACGAATATCAAGTAAAACCGGATGAATGATGAATGAGGTGTTCAAATCGGAATACAACACCTTTCGAGCGACGTTCTTAGTCGGATTCGTAGTATTTGAATTGTAATCTGATAGGATTTGACTCATGGGTTGTAAATCTATATATCGGGTTATTCGCGAATACGAACTACCGATGCAGGTGATCCGGCAATCGTTATGCTTGAAACTCGACGACCGTCATACGGTGAAGGAAAATCAGATGAATACAAATCAACTCGACCGGTCAAATAATCGGCGGTTATGTCCTTGTAGGTTCCGGTGATTTTTGTGCCATCATCGAGTTCGACAATTAGGGGAGTTGCTTGCCGTTTCATTCCAACCGCAGTTAACGCAGCAATAATGTCTGGCGATAACGCCATGTCATTGCGCGCAAGAATGCAGGATTCTCCGAATCTTCCGATTGATCTTCCTTCACCGCGATTTGAGTTTGAATCTTGATAGACGTGTTGTCGTTGTTGTGCGGGCGTTAATGTAGCACGATACGCTGGATTTGTTTCGTAACCATACGTCGTAATTCGCCAACCGGGTCTTGCTTGAACACTAGCACCGGGCGCGGTAGGTGTGGGTGTCGCTGCGGGAGTAGGTAAAGATGTACTTCCGGCCGCCGGAGTAGTACTTGGCGTTGGTGTAGAAGTTGCGGCAACTAAATCGCGTTGAGCGGCCTGTTCACGGGGTGCGGTTTTTGTATTGAATTGAATGAAATCAATAATCACATCTTTGTTTTTCTCAATATGCGCACCAACCGCAGATCCTGCCGTTACAACATATTGGTGTGATTCATCGGAGACACACTGTCCCCGCAATTTAGCAACACCCTGATCAAATTCTATTCGGTAAACTTTTATGTCATCAGATGCACCCGCGACCTTACGACCGATTTTGTCTTCGAAGGCTTTGGCCAATGTTAGTAAACCATTCAAGGCTAAATTCATCTGATGAACCGACCCCTGAGTTTGACGATACTCGGTGAACGCTGCAGCTGAATTACTTGGCGGTGGTCTAACCGGCGCGCTTTGAGTAGCAGGATTGTTCGGCGAACCGGGGTATTGTAAACCCTGATTGCTGGCCGACTGATTTAGAGGATTCGTTGTGTTAGGAAAACTTATAGCATTTTGTGAGGTCGCGGTTTCGTAAGTTCGAAGATCAGTTCCATCTTGAATGGCGTTGTATTCATTCATGGCCATATTCGCGCCCTGTTCGCTTTCAGCTGATGAAAGTCTCGTCATCTCTGACGTAAAAGATTCTGGTCGTAACAATTTTTGAAGTTCCGTCGAATACGTTTTATACGCAGCGTATACTTCATCATATTTTTTAAGCATATCACTGCCTTTGACGTTATCAACAGGCGCTGGTTGTGTCGGTGCAGTCCCTGCGGGCATTTGAGCTTCAAACGGGCGATTTACGGCTGATTGCACAATGCCGTTTTTCATCGAAAGACTTTCGGTATTGGTTATAGAACACAGATTGATAGTACCAATGCTATTTACGAGTTGTTGAATGTTTCCAACTGCTTGACCCCATTTTGTAATAATGGCACTTACTGCTGCGGTTTTGGCACTTCCAGTCAATCCAGCCATTGCAGCCAAATCTGCCAAAAGATTTGGTGAAGTTAACAATTTGGGTGCTAATTTAAGGATGGCAGCTAGCAATGGTGATTTGGCCGTTTGGGCGTTACGAGCTGTAGCGGTAGCGCTTTTGGATCCCATGAGATTAGTACGAATGGCGTTGAACGCGGTTAACGCTAATTGAGCAACGCATCCCGCCAAAACTCCGGCGTTGGATGCTTCTTCTGCTTTCCCCGTTCCCGTTAATGTAATGTGAAATGGGTTTTCGTTAATGTCGTTATTCGCAATATGAATCGTAGCCGTACGTGCTCCTATTGCGTTGGGAGCAAATTGCACCGTAAACGTTGTAGTGCCATCAGGACCAATTACGGGTGATACCGGATTTGTAGTGATAGTAAAATCACTGGCGTTCGTTCCGTCTTTGGTGATTACTAATCCCGTAAGATCTGCATCACCGGTATTTCTAATGATGAATGTTAGGCTCGTTTTAGAACCTAGGTGTACTGACTCAAAATCTTTAGAGCCACTAACAGCGATGTTGGTGAATGCAGGTTGTTCGACGACGATTTCAGCAAAAGGCATGGTGAGTTTAGTTTAGAGGTTATCCGCAGGCACCAACAATATTCGTTGATGAAGAAATTGCAGGAGCGACTAATGCAATACTTGCGCCGTTAATGGACGTGGTTGCTGCAGTTGTCGTTAGGGATGTGCCTTCAATTGTGGTGGCGGTTCCTTTTACCGCAATGTCGGTTGACGTCAGTTCCATAGAATCTTCGGCCAACACCGCGATAATAGGCGCTTCTTTTGACATTCCTCCCGCCGATGCTTCAGAGGACGTTCCTCCCGTAGCCACCATTAAATCACCGCATGTTACAATTTTCGAATTGCCCGTAATAGCATCTGAATTGTCGCCACCAACGGTTGATTTACGATTGCCGGCTAAAACAAGTTCCGTATCTCCTGCCGTATGAAGTGTATCATTGTCGCCAACTGCTACTTTCCGTGCAGCTTTGATATTGGATGCAACCTCACCAGAAATTTCACTTAAATGGCTTCCTCCGATTTTCTGCAATTTTGATCCCTTTATGTTTTCGCTATAATCACCATCAACTTCAAGATGATAATTGCCCTTTACAAACGTATGAACGTTTCCTTCAACAGTCAAATTACAATCACCCTTAATGAACACGTTGTCACTACCCATGATGATAGTGAATCGAGAACCAACGATTGTTATACTTCGATCTCCATTTGCAACGGTTTCTTCCAATGTACCAGATCGATGCATTGTCGAAAGACGTTCGTATCCCGGCGTATCATCAATCTCGATAATATGCCCCGATGACGTATGGGTAACATGATTGTGCGGATAAACGGGTGCAATCGTATCTTTATGAGTAGGAGGCGCCCATTTGCCACGTTCAGGAGGTGCAGGACGGCGGGGATCAATAGTTTTTAATTCCGGCGCCATTGACTTTACTATATCCTTAGTAGCTAAAGCGGTTTTGCGATTCCATAGCGCGCTTTCACGGTGAGAGTTGGTGTCAGCTGCAGCGGGAAGATCGCGACCAGTTCGCAAAGGATAGGTTCCGTTAGGATCTGAAAACGTTCGACCTCCTGTAGGTAGAGAGGTTTTGCCCGGAATGGAACCAATGATGAGCATGTCCTGATCATCTGCTCCTAGTCGAGTACTTCCTATAACCCAACTTCCCGGAAGAAGACCCGTCGCCGAACGACCAATTCCTCCAATGGATGGAGATGTTACTGGCATCAATACGCTCGACCAAGGGAGAGCCTCGGTAGGAATTTCGTTAGCATCGCCGGTATGGAGATTATGAAATCGTACACGAACGCGGCCCAATTGTTCAGGATCATTTACGTCTTCAACGACGCCGGTGGGTAAATTATTCATGTTAGTTGG